CAAATAATGCAGATATATAATCAGTTGAAGCCTCCCAACCGTTACTAATACGTGTAAACAAATCAGCGTTTTGTGGTGTAAATCCTAAAGCATTTTGCTTATTATTAAATGTATTCCAATCGGTGCTACTTAAGTACCCATCGGCAGCCGTAGCCGCTTGACTTATCGATAGCGTTCTATTTGCTGATAAATCACCGCCTCCGCTTAGTGGTGCAGTTGTGCTAATTGTACGAGCATTCGTTACAGGTGTAAACCCTAATGCCGTTTCAACTGTTTTATTCTCCCAAATGTCAGTTGCTGAAGTATAAGCCAATACGTTGTTATTCGCTGCGCTTGTTATTTTTACATTGTGCAGTTCATCTAATTCGTAGCCGTTATCGACTTTAACAAATATCGAACCTTGAGTTATGTGAGCGTGAATAACGTATCCAAGTATAACCAAATGATTTGGCGCAGTAGGTTTAACTTTTGTGGCTCTACCCGCAGTTGTAGGCGATAAGTATAATATATCACCATCAGCCCACGTTTCGCCCTGTAATGAACCCGTTGTGTTTATGCCTCGCACAAGTCCACTTGTGGTTATGAAACCCTCTTGGTTGTTGTTTATTGTTTCGGTTACAAGTCCGATTGTTTCTGCGCTTAAATTGTCGGTTGTGGCTTGCGCTAAATCAACTTTTAATCTTTGCCCTTGCGCTCCTGTAACTCTAACCGCTTGGTAGTTTGCCTCTAATAAATTGACGTTTGTAGCCGTTTTATTTACTACTCTTAAAACTGACTCTTGACCGATTTGCAAAGTTACGTTGCCGCCTTTCAATCCTAAATCAACCGTTCCATCGCTATCGTTCCAACGCATTACCCCAACTCCCGCAGTTCCCGTAGGTGTTTGGTCAAACTCAACCTGTCCCGCTTTTAATTCGTACTCGCCCAAGTCCACGTTATCCGTAGCGCCTGTATATGGAACAAAGCCTGTTACATCAGGTAAATCAGCAGCAGTTATAAACGGATTAACACCATCTTCGCCATCGTTAGTTAAATCTGAAGTGTTTGTAGGTATTACATTATAAAGTTCCCAAACCGCAGCACCTTCTGTATTATCAATACAAATATAATTAGTGCCATCGTCTAAAGTCCAAATAGAACCTACTTTAAAACGTAAAGTAACATCAAAAGTACTATCAGGAACTGCATTAAAACCATTAGTTGAATTTCGTATAAATCCGTTGTTATCGAATACGTGGCGAATACCACCCTGCCACATATCTTCATAATCTACACCGCATATACGTGAAATACCACCACCTTGCCCAAAGTCGTACGTTCCTTTTTTTAGTGAAGAATTATTTTCTAATAAAATAGAATCAGTACTATTTAAAAGTATATCAGTACCACCTGTATTATTTCCAAACTCAAGTGTTTGTTCTAATGTTTGTTCACCACCACCACCGGTTACTTTGTTTATGTTTACTTGTATTATTTCTTCAGTAATGTTTAAAGTAACATCTTCAGTAGTTTCAAACACATTAATATCAATTACTTCTTGAATTTCAGAAGATACTATATTAATTGTTTCATTTGTTTCAGAAACGTTTATGTTTACTTGTTCACACATTATCGGGTTACATCATTTTTAATTAAAAAATTCCCTGAAATATAGGTTTTTACAACTCCATCAAAATCGAATTCAATATCGTAAATGTAATTAAAAGCAGGTATATCTATAATTTGCTGATTGATACGAAATAAGCCATTTGGAGCATCTGTAATTGTTATTCCTGCATTTCCTACAGAAGTTAAAGATAAACCAACTACACCACCGTATTCTTTGCGTAATTGCATACGAATAATAGTATCTGTTAAATCTACCGGTACAGTATCTACATTAATCTCGAAGTTTACTGCCTCGAACGTATCTGACTTTATGTGTGTGAAGTTTAAACTCATTTTCTATTTTATTTAAAAATAATTGTAATTTTTGTACGTTCTTTTCTTTGGGTTTGTATGTTTCTTTTATAGTATCCATCTAAATCTTGAATCAAATCTATTATTCCTTAATAAATATTTTTGATTATTGTAATCAATATTTGTTAATCTACAAGCTTCTTTTAAACCATAATATTCAATATTTGTTATTTTATCTATTACAGGTTTAGAATTAGATTTAGCCATTTTTAATTTACTTTCATCAGAAAATTTTATATTTTTAGAATGCGATTCGTTATTTTTATAATATTGAATTAATCCAATTCTTGACTTTTCAATATGTTCTTTAGAAGTTTTTAATCCTTTATTCCAACTTGGTTTACCAATTTTTTTTTCGCTCATTATTTTTTTAGATTCAACAGAATGTGTGTTTCCAAAATTACCTTCCCCACCTAAAGTTATATTTGATAAATTTTTTATCCCATACTCACTTATTAAAAAAATCTCTAATTCACAAGCTTCTTCCCATAACAAATTTTCATATATTATTTCTACTTCATAATCTGTTTTATTTACTATATTTTTCCAATATTGATTTCTTCCGTCTTTTCTAAAGGCTCTTCTTTCTTCTTTACCAATACCTATATAAAATATTTTATTGGTATCTAATCTTCTATGTCTATAAACAATTGCCATAATTATAAAACCCAACCGGTAAAAGAACTATCTGTATCAGGGTAAACATCAGCATTTGAATTTTGGTTATATTCAGGAAACGAAGATTGATTAAAACACATATAATCTATAAACCTATTTGTGTAAGATTGTGCAACATCACGCTCTTTTTCAATCAAGAAATCTATTTCGTTTTTATCTACGTTTGTACTTGCTTCGCTTGTGTGTTTAAATACACCTTTATTAGCAATAGTATAAGCAGCGTAGGGCAAATATTCTACCATAGACCAATGTATTACCATAGGTTTGATATAAGTGCTTAAAAGCGTTGTATATGGTTCTTCTAAATCACCTGAAACTATATCATCATTAATCCTTTTAAATAATCGAGTACCAAGATAGTTCTGTATATGAATATCTTGAGCAATTTTAATAAATTGTATAAATTTATCAGTATCAATATTGCCATTTAATGCAGTAAATTTTACAATATCATCACGAGTTATAAAGAGTGCCTGTGCCATTTGTTATTTATTATAATTTGGGTGGTGTCCTCTGTTTGGCATATCAATAGGTGCAATTTGCGCTTCTGACCATCCTGCAGGGTTTGGATTGTAACCTGCAATAGATGAAACTTCTTCACTTGAACTTAATGATTTATCTACATAAGGTGTACCATCTGTTTTTGTTTTTAATCTATAAAGATTCTCATTCCATACGTGGCCACAGTTAACCCCGCCCTTATATTTGAACAAAGAATAATTTTGACCTTTATGCCCAAAAGAATTATTTACACCTATAAAACTTGCTTGGTCTATATCTTCTTTTCTGTAAACAACACCATTTGCAGTTCTACCCATCATTCGTTTGCAAAATTCACGTGAATTACCACTTGAATATTTTTCAGCATATTCATAACGTACTTTAAATGTTTTTTTGTCTAATGTACTTTTAGCACTTGGATTAGATTTAATAACATCAGCTAATTTTTCAAATAAAGTTTGTTTAGCTTTAATTTTAGAATTTGCCCATTCTTCAATAGATATATTTGAATCTGAATATTCACGTTTATCTACTAATTCCCATTCATCATCTATAGTTTCACCTGCTAAAGAATCTAATAACGCTTCGCCTTCTTCATCTGTAAAATCTGAACTTAAACAAGTATGTGAACTTAAACCTGTTTCTTCAGCTACTTGTTCTTGTGTAGTAGTGTTTTCTAAATCAGTAAATTCTAACGGCTGAATAGTTTTAAAGTATAGTTTCAATGAAATACCATTAATAGCTAAAATTTCATCTAAAGCAGCACAAATTTCTTCTTGGTATGGTTTAATAACAATGTTATCAAATAACAAAGTAGCAGTTTTAATTTCATCTGCATTATTACCTAAACCACCATCACCTGTACGTACTCCTAATAACATAGGCGAAGTTACACGATGTCCTACAATTAGTTTTTCAAAACATTCTTTGCTTAAGTATTCGTAATGTGCCGGTGCATCAGTTAAAGGTAAATCATCAACTGTAGTTTTACTTTCTGCATTAGCATTAAAAGCTACAATTACTTTTTCACCACGTGCGCCTGTTAGTTTAGAAAGTACATCGCTTTTAATTCTTTCGCGCATTTCTTCAGAAGGAATACCATTGTTAAAATTGATAACTTTAGTTCCGCTAAATCCGTTAGAAATATCATTAATTAGATAATCAGATATAGTTTCTTCTAAATAGGCGTATGGTAAAGAACCTGAATAATCTATAGGTGTATAATAGTGAAATCCACTAACATAAGGTTTTACAATATAAATTTCTACTTCGTTTCCGTTACCAAAACCAAAAGCAGGAATCTTTTTAGGTTCTTCACTTGGTTTTTTCTTTGTCCAATCAGGGAAATAATACCAATTTTCAATTTCGCCTTTATCGTTGCATTTTTCAGCACGTAAAGTGTGCATAGGAAAGTGTGAAATAGATTTAACTTGTTTCTTTTCCATTACAACTTGCATTGCAGCCATCCCCAATAATTTGCGCTCTAATGCTACCTTTTTTAAACAATCAGGTTTAATTAAAGAAATCATTTGCGCATACTCATTAGGCTTTTTATTAGCATCTAATGCACCGATACCTTTACCATATATCATATTAGTAATACCGGTAATAATAGCACCGTTTGAAGTACTATACAAATATCTATCTATTAAATACTGAAAGTAATTGTTGTCGTTTCCGTATTCAATATAATTGGCTTTTTTATTCTCCTTAATTTCGGGTGAAGTATAAGCCGATAAATTAACAACTGAAATATTATTAGTCATATATTATAAATTCATTAGATGTAGCATTTTGAACATACACACCCTGATTAATTGTATAAGTAGAAATAGATTGATTTGTACACATAACTTTATCTCTATAAACGACATTTGCGCCATCAAAACAAGTTAAAGCATATGTACGGCCATCTATTAGAAATTCAAACGTTAAATCTTCTTGAAATTGCATCCAATACTTTTCTTTAACAAGTACAGGATTTTCTATTTCGTGTTCTACATTCGCTAATTCATCTTTAAACACCATAGAAGTAATATTACAACTACGTGGCATAAACTTGAAATTTTGTGAGTATGTAGAATCCTTTAAAACTATCATTCTATTTTTTATTAAATAATAAATAAAAGTCGAAATTGTTTTAAAATAAAAAAGGGTAGCTAATGCCACCCTTAATTAAATTGTAAGAATAAATTAAGTTCCTGAAACTACAGTAAATCCTACATCAGCTAAAGTATCACCCAAGAAGTTAGCAGGAACTCTTTCCATTCCTTTTAATTCTAACGTGTATCCTGATAAATCGCCCATTGCAGTACCTGTTACAATAGTTCCACCGGTAACATCCATTCCGTGTTCTAAACCACAGTAGAAGAAGTTTCCGTTGTTATCTTCTACAATTACTTGTGGTCTACCATAAGCAAGTAGTTTAATTTGTTTGTGTGTAACTACATCTAAACTTTTCAATTGAAGTTTTAAACTTTGGTCAAAAAATGTAGTTCCGTTTTCACGTGATGAAGTTATAGTTTGGTCAAAACTATTCGTTCCTTTTAATTCGTATTTGTATGCAGTAGGTGTACCTGTAACAGTATCGATTACATCTGTATTTGTACCATTGTATGTGTATCCTGTTGCATCACCCCAATTCACAAAATAAACGGCTTTTAAACCGCCTACTGCTGATTTACAGGGTTCTAATCTTCCAAGTGTTAAATCACAAGCCATTTTTATATTTTTTTATAAGTTATTGATAATTAGTTAATTATCTTTTTTTATTTTAAGTAATAATAAAAAAAAAGGTGGTGTTTATTCCACCACCCTTTTCTTGTTTATTTGTTATGATTATGCAGCAGGAGTATACAATACAATTTCACTACCAATTCCGTAGTTAACGGTAGCAGTAAAACGCATTACAACTCTGACGTTCTGTGAACCATCGATTGGCGACATATCAATTAATTGAACTTCATTTTGGTCTGATAACAAACCTGTACCGAAGAATAAGTTAGATTTTTGTGCAGCCATTACGTAATCATCAGCCATTCCGTTTGCAACGAAGATTTTTACACCATCAAAAGACAAACTTCCGTTATTCCACCATTGTGTACCCAAATTGTTAGTACCATTAGCACCTAAACCTGAAGCACCAAAACCACCTAACGCTCTAACGTAAGCACGAGCAGCTGATTGTGAAAGGTATAAGTACAAATCTTCTTTTCCGTACAATGCAGCAGGAATAGCATCTACAACTTTTCCAAGTTCAGCAATTACGTTAGCAGCAGTAATACCACCTGAAGCAGGTGAAGCAACATCAATAACAGTAGCATCAGCAGTAGCCAATGTTACAAGACCTGCAAACTCACCTGCATTAGCGTTAACACCTTTCCAAATATTTTGTTCTGTTTTTTCAGCAACTTTAGCAGCTACGTGTGAAATTAAGAAATCAGCAAATGAAGGTGGCAAATTATCAAAAGCAGAATAACCCATTGTGATGGCTTCCCAAGTTTGGTGAAAGTCTTTTTTACACAATTGTAAGTTCACTTGGAATTCTTCAGGTTGCAAAATTCTTTCAGTCAATGTAACTGTAGAAGTAGCATCAAAATCACAAGTAGCATCTTTTACGATACCATCTGTAGCAATTCGTTGAATTACTTGTTTATATTTTACGTTTGGCATAACTTCGATTCCACCATTTGCGATAGTAGAACCTGAAAGTAATGCAGCAGAAATATATTTTCCTGCGAATTCGCCTGCATAGGTCGAAGTAATAGAAGTAGTAGTAGCCATTTTTTATTTTTAGTTAAAAAGTTTAGACATTACAATATCTTGTGTAGACATTGCTCGGTTAGGTGATATTTTATTTAATTTAACAGTTGAAGTAACTTCAGGTGAATGTGTTAAAGGTTGAACATCAACTTCAGCACTTAATTGTACTTCTTCTTTTACTGATTTTAATTCAGCAATTTCAGCACGTAGTTTTTCAATTTCAGAAAAGAACATTTCTTTAGTGATTGATTCAACTACACGTTTAGGAGTAGCAGGAGCAGCACTCATTTCTTCTTCATTAGTAGTTTCTACTTCTTCAGTTTCAGGGGCAATAACTTCTTCTTCAGGCATTTCAATAGAAGCAATAACACCTTCTACTTCAACTTTTAAAACCATTCCATCTTCAAGTTTGTATTCCCCTACAGGCAAAGCAATTCTATCTTCACCGTTTACAATAAATACCGCTGCTTCAGCCTCAAACATTTCTGCTTCGATAACAGTAACACCATCTTCAAGTTTCATTTGGGTAAGTTTTACCTCCATTCCCAATAACGTTTTGATTTCGTTAATTACATTCATAGTACATTTTTTATTTATTAATAATTGTTGTTTTAAATTGTTATAAATTAGTTTGGTGCAGGTTCGTTACCTTGTCCTACTAAACTACCTATACCTTGTTCGTGTAATTCACCTGTGCAGCATTTAGAATCGTATGTACCATTCTTACACAAGCACCCACGTTTACCACCTTTTGGTGATGTTACTTTTAGTTTCTTATTCATTTCTAATTTGTTTTAGTTTTCGTTGTGCCCATTCTATACCTGCATCACCACCCCAAGCTAACCACATTAATCTACCGCAGCCATCACCTAATTCTTTATTTGAATTTTGCCTTTGTCTTTCAAAGGAAGCCATACGTGCTATAGTATCTTCGCTAATATTTTCACGATTAGCTAATTGGTTTGCTCTTGCTTTTCCTACAGGCGTACCACAAGAACCCCAACCGTTTTCTTCTGCCCAACGTAAAGCTATTTTAGCGTTTTCTGTAGCTTGTTTTGGGTAGTCGTTATATGTTTCTAATTGGACTTTTTTTTTTCGTTTGATAAAATCAATTCTTTAATTTTTTCAATCAATTCAAGTTCTTTATTTTGAGCTGATAGTTTTTGTTCATCACTAAAATAACCTTCAACACTTATACCTAAATAAGTTCCATTTTTAATTTCTGCCCAAACTTTGTCGTTATCAATACTCATAATAACCGCCCAAGAACCTTCTGTAGCATTTAAATCATACAAAGCAGTTTTATCCATTTTAGGATTTTCAACTGTCCAAGATTCAACAACTGAAACACCTTCAACTTCTGTTTTATGTTCTAAAGTAGCGTTGTTATTATTTAACTTTTTTAAGTATAATCTTGCTGCCTTATTTACTGTATCTTTTGAAAATGTAATGTTATATTCATAATCACCATTTCTTCTATAAATAAGTTTATCAGGAACTAAAGCCAAACCTATAATGATTCGTTTTTCATCATCAATAGATTTAAATTCTATTCTATGATTATTTAAAGCTACCCACGTTTCTTCAGTAGCAGGAAACTTTACTAAACTTAATGCTTCAATACCATCTTTATCGGTATTTTCATCAATGAATAATTCTATAGTATCTAATTTAGCCATCGTTTTTTATTTTAAAATTAATTTATACTGATTTTGTTTTATTTATCCTAATGTAGCTGAACGGATTATATTGCGGTCTAAAGCTTGAGCTGTGGTCACGTTATTAGCGGTTACATAGGCCATAACGGGTTGTTGTTCTCTATTACTAATTGCGCCTGCTAATTGATTTACACCTGTAGCACCTACTACGTTAAATTGTGGTGCAGCACCACCACCTGTAGGCCCGCTTGGTGATGTTCCACCTGAAGAACTACCACCACCACCTAAAGCACTTAATGCTTTTGATGTAGCAAGTAAGTTAGCAGCAATACCAATACCTGCACCTGTATTATTTAAAAGTAATTTTTTACCTAAATATACAGGACCTAATATAGGACCTAATGTAGAAGCAGTAAATGTATCTGCCGCATTAGCTGCTTGTGTTGATGTAATGATTCTTGCAATACCTACTGCACTTTCAGCTATTAATAAACCTTTTTGTATATCTTTATTTTTATCAAATAAACCTTTTAATAAACTAATACCACCTTCAAGAACTGAAAAAGTAGCCGCTTGAATTTCTTTTTTGGCTTCGGCTTCAGCTTTAGCAAGTGCTATTTTTTTCTTTGAATTTTCTTCTTCTGCATCATAAGATATTTTTTGATATTTTAAATTAACATCGTTTAATTCATTTAATTTAGCAGTTTCTAATTCAACAGTTGAAATACCTGCTTCTTTAGCTTTTTGTATTTGCGTATCGTATTTTTGATTTATTAATTCTAAATCTTTTTCTTGGTCTGTCATTAAAGCCAAGCGATTTCTTTCACGTGCATCTGATTCTGCTTTTAATAAAGCATCATATCTTGATTCCGCATCTTTACCTAAATCACTTGCTCTTTTTTGTCTTTCATCGTAAGCCTTTTTTTCAGCTTCTTCTTGTATTTTTAATTGTTCTATTCTTGCATCGGCTGCTGCTTTTGCATCTGCTGATTCTTGGCGCAATAACATTTTACGTTGTCTATTCAACTTAATGCCTGTCATTGCATTTTCAGTTTCTGCTTCGTTTAAAGCTATTGTAGCTTCACGAATTTCACCTTTCATTTTCTTTTCCGCTTCGCCACCTAATGCTTTTGCTTTTTCTTTTAATATACGCAAATCTTCTGCTGCAATTCTTACTTTTTCCTTACTTGAAGCTGATTCTGCTTTTGTTACTTCTTCTAATGCCTTCTTTTTGTCTTTTATTGAAGCAGTTTCATCAGTTAAAATTTCACGTGATTGTACAAGTAATTTATTTGTTTCAGATTGTGTTACTGCAAAAACCTTTCGTGCTTTATCATTAATTTGTTGTTGTTTTTCTAAAGCAGCAGCTATTTTAAAAGTAGTTCCATCAACTGCGTTGCCTAATTGTGTAAAAGAATTAGTAGCTTCTTTATTTGCTTTTTTAATAGCTTCACCTGCACCTTTAAAATCTAATGTTTGGAATTTATAAAAAGCCACAACAACTTGACCAAAAGCACGTGCTAAACCAAAAATAGCATCTTTAACTTGCGTACCTACTGCTTCAATTCCTGCCCAAACTTGTTTTATAGCTTTACCACCTTCTACACTACTTTGGAAAGCCTCATATAAGAATTTTAACGCTGCTACAATACCTGTTACAACTAAAACAACAGGGTTAGCCATTAACGCTTTAAAACTTGTGCTTAATGAATTTACACCACCTTCTGCACCTTTTAAACTCGGCACCATTCCTGTTATTACATTCTTAATATCAGAAAATACTTTACCGAATCCTGAAGCCTCTTTGGATTTATTGTTTAGTTTATCAGTTTCAACTTGCGTTTCTTTTAAAGCAGAATTAACCGATTTTAAATCTGTTTCGGTAGTTTTTAGGTTACTTTTGACCTCTATATTTACTTGGTACTTTTCTGCCATTTTATTTCTCGTTTAAGTTGTGTATATCCTTTTTTAAATGTTGTAGGTAGTTCGTATTTACCTTTAGCAATTTCTATTAATTCACTTTGTCCGTAATGCTCTGTGCATTGTAACAGTTCTAATATTTGTTTAAGCATATTGATAAATTGGTATATAAATAAATTCACTTGTTCCGTTCTTAAAACCTTCTAAAATTATATTATCAGTTCTATCTACTGCTGATGTGTTTGCAGGTATAGTAACTTCAAGTGTAATATCAGTATCATTATCAGTTGTTAATGGATAACTTAAAAATCCTGCTGCAAGTTTTACATCAAAATAATCTAAATCACCTTTATAAATTAAGTACTCAACTACCTGTGCAGTATTATCTACTTCTAATTCAGGTATGTTTGTTCTTCTAAAAATATTAACACCTCCAATTTGTCTAAAATCGTTTAGTAGTTCTAATTCTACTTCACCTGTAGTTAAATCAGTAGTCATTGTGTTAATTATATATCGTTTATTAGAAACAATTAACCTATCATTTAATCGAATAGAAGTTAAAAGTTTAGGTGTAAAATTTCCTTTAACTTTTAATACCCTTGTGCGTTGATTATATAAATTGAAAATTTGATTTGAATAATATCTTTGGAATAATCCATTTGTAACTGTTTGTAAATACCAAGTTGAAATTTCAGCGTTCCAATTTAAAGTATTAATGTAACTTAAATCAGTTCCACCTATTGCAATTTCGTTTGAAAATCTATGGTATTGTGAAAAGTCAGTTGTAGTAGTTCCATCTGTATAATAAGCATCTATAGCAGTACCATCTAACTTAAATTGTTCTATACCATTACTATACAATAATAACGGCTTGGGTGTATATGCCTGTAAATCTTTATTCCAACAAGTAGCTGTTAAAAATGTAGAATCAGTATATCTTTCAAACATTATATTTTCAAAAGGTAGTTTAACCTCGTAATTAGATGTAAATGCTGAATTAGGATTATCAAACATTAAATCACCATATTCTAAAGGACTATTTTGAGAACTATATTTGTTATTTAAAATGTTTTCTGATTTTTCGTATTTAAAATCTATCTTCTTAAATAAATTTGCTGTTGTTATTTCTATATCATTTGCTTGTATATATTTAGTTACATCTACAACATCACCTATTTGATACCAAGCTTCAATTTGTTGAAATTCAAAAGTATTTTGGTCAATTGGAATAACTACCAAATTAAGTGCTTTTACAATTCCTGATAAAAATGCTTCAACTGTAATATCAGGTATGTATCTTTTAATTTGTAAATCAGATGATGTTGTATTGCCATAAGAATAAGCAGTTCTATAAAAATAATTAGCACCAATTCCGTAATTACGTTTTAAATTTACAAACGCATCAAAAGTCATTGGTAAATTAGATGTAACTTTATATGTAAACTTATGCGTAACGTATTGACCACCTATAATTGTTTCGTTTATTCTTATTTTGCTAAAATAACCTAAATCACTATCGCCTTGCAAATTATTGTAGCTTGTGTAAAGTACTCCATTATCATAAATATCAACACTATATGTTATAGTAGATGAAGTAGGTTCTATTTTAATCCAAGATTCAAGTCTATCAGCTAATGGGTCTAATTCAAAAGAAATTGTACATTGTTCAAGTGCTAAATCAAATTCGGTAAATCCTGTTGTTTTACTGCTAAAATTAGGACTTAAAGCATCGCCATAAAAATTAAAAGTTTCTGCGTTTTTGCAATATAAATATAATTTTGTAAATTCAGTATAATTTAAAAAAGTACCACTAAAGTTTAAGCCGTAAGTATCTTCTATAAATTCAAATATTTTTTTTACCTGAATAGCAGGGAATAATTCTCTATAGTCTATAGCACCACTTGTTGTTGTAATATCAGAACTTGTAGAAGTTCCAAATTCATATCTTCTATTACTGCCGATTAATGGAAATGTAATATCATCATATAACGTATATATTCTATTAGTAACATTACCAACGTTATATTCAAAATTTAATGTATCGTAGCCATTTAAAGAAATTAATTTATCATCTTTAAATTTATCTTTTAACTGAACTAAATTCCCTACAAAGTTAATTGTGTATGATTCTATAAATCCGTTCTTTTTATTTGATTTTTGTAGAATAAATTTACCATCACGAAAAGGTATAGTATCTATTTCAATAAATCCGTAATACTTTATTCTATGGTCAAATGCACCATCTACGTTTAATGGATTTTCATCATTATTTTCACCTACTGCTGATTCGTACCAATGCCTGAAAATAGCGTTATTGTGTTTGCTTGCAGGAATAGTAAACGATTGTGAATAGTCAGTAAATAGTTTACCAATATCGTTAAAATTTTGAATAGAAGAAGTTACTGAAATCTTTTCATCTTTAAACAATTCAATACGATTAGCAACACCATCAACATAAATAAATATTTGTACAGTTTGCATTATACTACATCGTTTATTAGGTTATAACTATATTCAAACTCTACTTCATAATTAATCATTTTATCCATTAAACCTGTTTTAATTGGCATAGATTTAGTTTTTATATTAGCAGGTTTATCATCTAATAAAATAGTTTCAGAAGCCATTAAATCAAACATCAAATCAGAATAGTTTTCATCTACCCAACCTGTATTTAGTTTAACTGATTGTGTGCCTACAAAATTAAACTGCTGCGTTTGGTTTCTTAATGGATTGTAATCCCAATTATCAGGCAATAATCTAAATTCACTATTTTTTACTTCTACGTTGTTTGTTTGTGCCTTCCAAAAGTTTAAGAACTGCCATCCACCATAACGATTAATAAACGTACAAACTACAGGAGTGTATTTCATTTCACACACAGGTAAAAATGTAACTGTAGGTAAAATAGTTTCTACTAATTCGGATTCTATAATTACATCATTCCCGAAGTTGTGGTTTGTAATTTCCGTATTCTTTGCAGGTATTTTAAACATATAAGTTCCTGCATCAAATGTATCATCTAAAATAGTAAATGTACTTGAAGATAAAGTTCTTCTATTTGTCCATTTAACTTCAGTAATAGCCGTGCCATCGTGTTCAATCAATACGTTAAAGTATGGTAATTCTGCTTGTGTAGAATCTTCATTATAATACTGAATAATATCAGGGTTTGTTAAATATCTTATTTGTTCAACTTCTACTTGGTTTGCTCCACCTAAATAATCAGTAAATCCCTGAACACCTACAAAGTACCTGCTTCTTACTAACTCCCAATCTTTAACTTCTTCTGTATTGTAATACCATTCAGCATACACATAAACCCACATATCATCATTATCTTCTTTTGGGTATAATTCAATAAGTGCATTAATAGTTTCTATTTGTTCTGCTATGTATGGTGATATATTAAATACAATAGCAGTCTGTGTAGGTGAAACTATATTTTTCTGTAAAGTGTAAGTAGCCGTTGCAGGTTGTGTTTCGTATTTATGCCAAACCCATAGCTTTAATAATGCTCCTGCTTGTCCTTCTTCATTTACTTCTATAAAGTATGGTGTACGTGCGTTAATTACTCTCATTTCTTATTATCTTTTAAACTTGTTTTCATTAAATCTTCTACATCTAAAGCGAATCCTTTTATTAAATCTTCTGTGATGTATTTCTTGTATCCTGCTTCAAATGGTTTTGTAAAAAATAAACTTGGTCTTATTCCTGTATGCCATAATGATTTTGTAATTATAGCAGCAGTTGTTTTATAAGACATTAATTTACCATTATCTTTTTTGTTCTTTTGATTCTTGGTTGTAAATTGGAATCTTCTTGCTTGTACCCATTTTAAAATAGAAGCATACATTGAACCGCCTTTTGATTTACCGCTACCAAATCTAAATGGACTATTACCGCCTCTTTGTTCGTATGCATCACCATTCTTTTTTGTACCACCTACACCACGTACACCTTTATCCTGGAACTGTCCATAAAAAGGCATTTCAAAATAAACACCTATTGAATTAGGCATTGCTTTTACTTCACCCTTTAATTGACTATATAAATTGCTTGTAACATTCTTACCGCCTTTAGTTAGGTTAGTTCTACTTTGTTGTATTACGTAATCTCTAAAGCGTTCTAAAGTCTTTTGTGTATTTACTAAATTGTATGCCATTAGCAAATAGTTGTATCGTTTGCTGCTTCTACATTAAATGTAATTGTCCAACCTACTAACTTGTTTTCGAATCTATCGCTAAACGCTTCGTAATTTGCATTGCCGTTTAACTGATAACCTAAGGTGTATAAATCACCTCTACGCATTGATTCTACAAATCGTTTACCTACTTCTAACTGTGTGTTAAATATATCTTGCTCGTTATCGTTATCTAACCACAAATCAGTAGATTCATCAGGTGAAATATCGCAAACATCCATAAGCAATACCGAAACATTAAATAGGTTTGTATTTCCACTTGCTGATTCTGCTACACTATTTACAATAACGTGTGCTAAAGGAAATATAGTACGCTTGTTTAAATCTACATTGAATATATCACCGGTAGAACAATTGTTTACTATACCATCTTGTAGTAGTGAATCTCTTAGTGCTTCAGTAATCTTATAATATGTTTTCATTTCTTCTTAATTGTTGTGCTTCTAATTCGTTTTTTTCTTTTTCAAATGTTAAATATGTTAAACAGGTTGTAAGTCTAAGTTTGGAAACTTCATCAAATCTTCTAACATCTCCCTGAGCAAGGCCATAGTAGGAGCTATACCAACTCCATTTTTTTCCAAACTGTGCTTCTCGGCTAAATCCATCAGCTGTTTGTCCTTCTCCAAATAATTCAGGGTAGAGATTAATAATGCGTTCCCTAAATGATAAAAAAAAACCATTGCACCTAAAGCTACATCTAACGGCATTTGTAACATTGCTTCTGCATATTCTGCTGAACCTTTATATTCTTCTATTAGGTATTTTTTGTTTAGCTTGTTTATTACCGGTCTGTATAAAACTGCCATTGCTTTATTCATATTATCCCAATCAGAAATGTACGTTTCTAAATCGGTATATTCTCCTAAGCTAATTTCATCTAAATTAGGAATAAAACCAAACTCTAAACCTTTGTGTTTAAATGTTTGAATTAACGGATAGTTGTTATTGAACATTTCGCCTAACTTATTTGTTATTGCGTTAATATCCTTCAACTTCATTAGTGATATTTCCTTTAATGATACGTTGCAAAATATTTCTATCATCTTATGCTGCAAAAACTCACCTTCAGGATTATCTTTAGCTATACTTGTAAATCTTTGGTATTGTTCTAATGTTATTTCTTTTAAAGATGTAGGTATAGAAATTTCTAACTTCATAAAGTTTTTTATTTAATAATAACTTTTATGTGAAATTGTATTAAACAAAATAGCGAAGCTATTGAAATAAAAAAAGGGTAACATTTCTGCTACCCTAATTCCAACTATTTAACCAACTTTAATTATGATTTAAAATACTCTATCCAAAAATCCCTAAGTGATTGTGATATTTGTGCATAAGGAATCCATACATCGTTTCCTTCGTTTACCTTTAGTTCTATTCTGCGTTCTAAGGACATCTCAGGCATTTCTTCTACCTTGTATATACGTTTACATACATTCTTAGAATTAAACGTTATAAGCGCATCGTAAATACCTGTGGCATCTATTGTAGCTTCTGAATCAAAACATTCATCTGCGTATTCTGTGTAGTAACTTATTTTATAGGTTCTCATTTGTTCTTTGTTAAAATTAATGTGCGTTACAGTCGCACCCCTGTTTTTATTAGTTTAATTGGTTTTCTATTCCACAAACTTTATTGGCAAACATTAATAAAATTTGTACTTTATTTTCATTCCATTCTTCAACAGTAATTCCTATTTTTTTAGCAATTTCTACGCAAGTTTTTCTAAATTCAACATTTTCTACTAAATCAGTTCTTCTTTTGTATTCAGCTTTAATTAATTCTTGTGGTGTCATAGTGTTTGTTTTTGTTGTTATTTCTTTGACAAATATACACCCACTTTTGACATTATCAACACTCAATGTTAATTTTAACAAAACTTTAACATTTTAAGTATGCTTCTGCTATTTCATACATTTTCTTCATTAGCTTTATTTCACCAATGTTTCTTGGTAAAGCAATATCTACTTCTACATCTTTAACGTGATGTATGTAGCATTGAATAGTAGCTATGAATTGGCCGTAAGTCATTTAGTACACAAAGTAATTACCCTTGTTTTTATTTTCTAATTGGTATGTAACGCAGTAACGTAATGGGTCAAGTAAATGGTTGTGGGCATCTTGTGGAGTTTTAGATTTCTTTTCTAACCAACAATAGTTATTTAGTTCCCTGATTAAATTAATTGATTCAGGTGAAACTATCAAATCATAATCTTGTAAAATACTAATGCCATACGTTACTGAATCAGGGCCTTTAACTGCAGGTACAATATTTAAACCTAATGTTTGTAGTTCACTAATTAATCTTGGTTCTGCCGAATCAGCAACTATTAAAGCATCGTTTGCGTGTTGCTTGTTTAAACTGTATATCTGTGATGTTGTTAAACCTTTTAAGTAAAACCTTTCGTTGATGTAAATACGTTTGTTAGATGTATCTATATTACATTCTAATAGTGTTGATTCATCTGCTGCAAATCCGTAATCTTGACCAAAGATAGATTTACCTACTTGCTTATATTCTCCTATTGTCCAATTAGTAAATATAACTCCTTCTGCTTTGTCCATCCATCCACCTAATATTTGGTGGTTATACTTTTCCGGTCTACGTTGTTTTATGTTTTCTATCTGTGTTATAAAAGATTCAGATAGGTTTTCTATATTATCTAAGTATGTAGTGTGTATGTATGTAGTATCACCTTTTATTAAATTGCTTCCCGCTTGTACACCTTTATCTTCAAAGAACTTTTTATAAATAAAGTGTTCTTTTGTTGCAGGATTCAACACTAATAAAACTCTATTGTGTATTCCTTTTGTTCTTATACTAAAATCAATCTTTTCAAATGTTTCTTCATCTGTTAATTCTTCTGCTTCATCTAATACCCAAGTAGTAACACCTGCTAAAGATTTAAGTGAAGCAGTTTGTGTTCCGCTGCTTGTTTTAATACCTTTAAATAGAATCTTAGAACCTGTTTTTAGATTTACTATTTCATCCTTAGTTATATAAAAATCGTTGCTTAAATCGGCTCTTTCAATCTTATCTATAAATTCGGGTATAATAGAAACGTTTGCAGAAGTTAATGTATAACGTGTAAATAATATAACGTGTCCGGATTCATAAGTAAGCAATAGTAAAAAGGAATTAAGGGAATATGATTTACCACTTCCCCTGCCTCCTGTAATTACAAAGTATCTACTATCAGAACCAAGTAAATTATATTTCTGATTTATTGCTATTCCCAACTTTGAAGATGTCTTTTATATTAAAATCATTTACGTTGTGTGTAGCTTCTATTATTTCTTTTGGTTTACCAAATATGTGTTCAGCTATAAACAATTGTCCACGTTGTGATTCCATTAAAGTATTTTTAACAAACGCAATCTTTGTTTCTTCTTCAGTTTCTTTATTGTATAATTGCCCTAATGCTTTTAGAAAAATGTTATTTACTTTTTCTTCTTCTACTTTAGGTGGTCTACCTTTTCCTAATTTATTTCCTTTTTCAAATCCCATAGTTAAAAGTAATGTTTAAATATATTTCAATAAAAATAATCTATTCTTCTTTTTGTTTATCAGGCCAATAGTATTCGCATTCTTGTTCACCATTTTCATTTACTTCTAATGGTGGTATACTGAAATATGATTGCCTGTACTCACTTGGTTTAGATGTATACCTATAGCAAGTTTCTTTTAGTTCACATTGCCTCCCAATGCATTTACTTATATCAGGCATATTTTTATTTTTTAAATGATTCTGCTAATTCTATTATAGTTTCTTTTATACTATCTTGATGGAATCCTGCTTGGTGTAATAATCCAAAAAAATTATTAATATGTTCATCAATTCCTAAATCTTCAAATTCAGTTTCTATTGAATAAATGGTTTTATAATGTTCTAATATTAGTTTCATATTTTTTTTATTTAAAAGTGCTTCTTAATACACTATAGTTTATATTTCTTTTATTTTCTTATATAATTTAATTAAATAGTGCAATTTAAAGCACATTAATAGATATATACATTATTCCTAAAGTTAATAATAAAGCTACATAAACTTTAAAAGCAGTCTTTGCTAAAAATTTAATTTCTTTTCTGTCTTGTTCTGTTAGTTTCATTTGTATAGTTGTTTAAGTTCTTTTCCTATTTCTATCCATTCAGGATAACCTTGTTTAATATATCCACTTACTACAAATCTTAAATAGTCTTTAGTGTATTTCTTATGTAGTAGTTCTGCTCTTTCTTTATTTGTCATTAACATTAGTAATTATTTTTGTATTTTCTTCTTGGTTTTTAATTGATAGTGCTATTCTTAAATTAGCTATTTCCTGTTTGTAGTTTAGAATTATATTATCACTTGCTTTTTTTTCATTTTCAAGTTTATAATTTTGTTTTTCTAATTTATCTTCTTTTATTCTTAATTCTACTATTTCGTTAATTAAGTATTGTAATGTTTTATTTGTCATAGCTTTTCTATTTCGTTTCTTACTTCTAACCAATACGGATTATTTATAACTCGCATACCATCTCTTTCTTCTGTTTCAGATAATAGTTCACCTACTGCAATTAAAGCGCATTCTATTGCCATTGGACAAATTATATTTCTTTCAAGATATAAATTGCTTTGAGATTGCCAATTTAACATTTTAATATATAATTCTTTTGCTTTTTCTTGTGGTGTCATTCTTTATCTTCATCTATTAGTTTAACTTCTATTTCTTTTATACAACTTTCACACATTATTTCATCTTGTAATCCTGTTGTTATTATTATGCTGCATTTATTACATAATGTAGCACCTAAACCATTATTGTATTTATGTATTGGTTTGTATCCTGCTTTTAGTCGCATTAATATTTGCGCTCTTTCTTTTGGTGTACTCATATCTTTCTTTTACTATTTATTTCTACTAATTGGTTTAATCTAAACAAAAACAATTCGTAATGTTCAGTTCCTTCAAATCTATTTAATAGTTCTTTAATGTTTTTAATCGTTTCTTGCTCATCATTTAATAGTTCTTTTCTTAGTCTTTCATTTTCTATTTGTAAATCTATTAATTCGCCCTGTAAGCGATTAACTTGTTTGCGAAGTAAATCTATATCAGTTGAATCTATTTCTTTATCAAACATCTTTAAAATGCGTTCTTTGTACTTGTTTAGTGTTGGGTTGTATCTTACAAGCATATCCCATTGATTCAAACCATAAATAACTGTAGCGTGATTCTTTTTAACTGAATTACCTATTTGTTTTAAAGTTGTTTTAGGTGCTATTTCTTTTATTAGTGTGTAGTATAAACTACGTGCTTCTACTTGCTCACGTGTACGTGTAGTATCATCTACGTTTATGTTTGTTTGTTGTAATACTAATTCTTTTATTTTTTCGTTAATTTCCATTTTAATTTTTTTGTTTTTATTGGTTCTTTTCTTGCTAAATCAAATAAGATATGAAATCTAATTACTTCTACTGCTAAATGCACACCCTGACATACTTCAAATAGTTCTAAATCTTCGTAGTGTTTTATAACTTCACGTAGTTCTTCTAAACTCATTCCTTGTTCGTATTCGTACAAAGCAAGGTGATAATGTTCAGCAGTAATTTCTTTCATTAATCCTTTTTAAATGTTCCGTTTTCCATTTTGCCTGTGCGTTTAGAAATAACATCATAAGCAGAAGCAATACAATCTTCAAGTATTAAACCTTCTAAATGTGCAATATTAGTTAATACTACAATACAATCACCAATAGCATCTATTATTTCATCTCTATCGTTGTGAAGTAATGCCTTTGCTAATTCACCTGCTTCTTCTTGTAGTTTTAAAAACTGTGTTCTTGAATCTGAATTATTATAGATTCCTTTGTTAAACGCCCAAACTCTAATCTTATTAAAAATTTCTATTGTCATAATTATTTATTTATAAAATTCCACGTAATACATACTGATTCAAATCTACATCGCTACCTGCGCCAAAAAAGTATTTATAGTTGCTGATTCCCTGCTCTAACTTTTCTTTGCCTCTTTGGTAAAATTCATCTGAACATTCAAAGATACCAATATCTAAACTACCTTTGTCAATGCATACAAAAACAAATTCATCTACACCAAACATTTCACGGTATAAATAAGCCTGCAAATCGTAGCTATATTTATCTGCTGAATATCTAAATTCATTTAATCCGGTAGTAGTTTTTAAATCTACTATCATATTATCACGTAATATATCTGCTTTTGCTCTAAATGGTAATCCATCTATCATTGCTATTTCAGGTACTTCAAATCCTGCTTTACTCATATAATGTACTGCTTCATCATTCTTTAAAATTGCATCAGCTAAACGTTCTGCATCACGCATTTCTGAAGATGTGTAAACTTCTTTACCTTCTGCCTTTGCTTCTTTGTATGCTTTTGCTGCTTTTGTTGCTGCATCTACAATTACAAACGTATCTATTTTTTCGGGTTCTAATATCAATGTATGGAATAGTTTACCATCACGTAACGGTTGCGTTTCTGCCTGACCATACTTTGTAACGTATTTATACGTTTTAGGCGATTTAAGCACCATTTTTAATGTAGAAGATGATAATGCTTGTTTACCTAAATAACCATAGTAAAATTCATCATTGTACATATTATCTAAAATTTCTTTTTTGTCCCAAATCTTGTTATCTAAAGTTGTAATCATTTTATCTAATGTTTAATTGGTTTAAATTGTCCATTGTTTCTTCGTAGTTCAATACCTGTTTAATTTCTTCAAAGTAGGCATATTCTATTTGCCATAAAGATTCTAAAGAATTTTTGATTTTGTTTAGCTTGTTATAACTCCAAGTATCATTTGTAGTACTTGCTAAATCAGTTAGTAACTGTAGTTCTTGTAAAATTTCTGTCTTTGTCATTTTTAATTTGTTTTAGTAATTCTTTTGCTTCTTGTTTTAATCTATATTCTATTTCAAATATAGTTTCTCGTTTTGGTAAAGGATTTTTTGAATATGCCATTTTTTAAAATGCAGTTTATAGTATGCTGCTCCACTTTGTTATTTTTAGTTTTTGAAGTATTCGTAAGTTCTGTTTTTGTCTTTATACATCCAACCTTGTTTTTTTACAAATTCAGCATTAACTTCTTTTTTAGTTTTAGCAGTAAATTCAAACATAACTGATTCAACTTGTGTTCCTTTGTGCTTTGTTACTTTTAAAGTTATCATAATTTTTGTTTTTTTATTTGTTGTTATCTGAGTACAAATATACACCTATTTTTCAGTTATAAACAAGTTATTGTAATTTTAACTTTTCTTTAACATTTACTGTTCACTTATATTTTGTGTTTACGTTTACGTGAACAAACTATTTTAATGAACAAAGGTAGCTAATTGCTACCCTTATTTCTTAATTCCTGTTGTACTGCTCTAATCTTATCATTTAACTTTTCATCATTGCCACCTTTTAAATATAATTGTTCTCTTTTCTTAAGTAGCTGAGTTAATCTAAATTCTAATTCTAATGTTTCAAATACTATTTGTTCAGTTCTATCCATTTTGCTTGCTCTTTACGTACGTGTGTTAATTCTCTTTCTAAATAATCTATTGCTTTTTCTAAATCTTTTATTTGGTTGTCTTTCTTTCTTGCACGTGCTACATATTTAATCACGTTTCCTTCGTTAAAGTTCAAATCATAATCTTTTACAAAATCAATTACATCATAGCTTTTGTTATTGTCGTAGTGTTGTGGTGTCATTTTTTAAATCTTTTTGAGTGTTGTGTGTAAAGTTCCATAATCTTTTTATCTGCTTCGTATTGGCTAAATTCTTTTCTTACGTTATTTTCTTCTAAATAAATTACCCTGTGTAAATCGTTTAAACTGTACTTGCTTATCCAATACTTATTATTTCCTGCAGGAACAATTACATAAGCTAAATTGTTTTGGTGGCAAATACGCATATCATTTAATTCTTTGTGTGCAGGATAAAATCTAACTTCTTGCTTTTTAGCCATTGATTCGTAAAAATTCTGCCTGTGCATATTCAGCAAACCATTCTTTATTTTCTTTGTATTTATCAATTACTGCATTTATCATTACTATTTCATCTATAGTGCAGGTTTGTAGTTTTGTAATTACATCATCTATTGCATTTAAAATGTTTGTAGTCATTTCTGCATCAGTTTTGTAAATAGTTGCGTACTCAGTTCTAACAATTTCTTCTAAATCCTTGTTTAAAGAATTAATCTTGTGTTTTATCTGTTGCTTGTATTGCTTTGTAAAAAATAAATTTTCATTCGATTCAAGTAATAACTGCGATAGTAAAACTGATTTTAAATATTCTAATTGTATTGGGTTTTCTTTCATAATTGTTCTGCTAATTTAATTTGTAAATATGTTACTTCTTTTGCTATTCTATTTGTGTTTGTAAATTGCGTAGTTGCAGGATTCAGATAATTAATTTCCCATATTGGGAATATTTTTAAAAGGTTAAACGAGAATATACCTTGTGGTGTTGAATTAATATACAAAGGAATATCTAAATGCTTTTCACATTCTTCTATCATTGCATCGTACTTTTTCTTTTCAAGTAGTAAAGTATCGTAATGTGCTTTTCTACATTTAAGTTCCAATCTAAATTTAGTATCAGGTGAGTAACAATCCCATCTTGACATTTGATTTTTAGATTTAACCAAATCAGGAAATTTATTTTCCTTTAACCAATTAAATAAATCTTCTTCTTTCCAATTAAGCATCTAACTCATATTCGTTATATACTTTTCTAATTTCAGCTATTCTATCCCGCCAACAAGAACCACAATTTGAATTTTCTAATTTTTTATTAAAAATTCTAAAATAAATATCTATTAATTTGTATTGTTGATTCACGGTTAATTGGTCTTTAACTACAATAAAAAATTCAGTTAAATAGTTATAATCTTCTTCGTTTAAACAATTTGGTTTGTGATACGGGAATAATTTGTTTAGTACTTCTTTTCTTTTATCGCACCCACAATCAGCACCGGTAGCCTTGCTAAACTTTTCTACTACTGCTTTAATTCCTGTTGCCTCTGTGATTTGTTCTATTGTATCACCTAAACCTTGTGCTTTTTTTCTACGTGCCATAATTTTTAGTTTTAATAAATTCCGTTATAATCGTTGTTAATGTAATCTTGGTAATCTTTATTGAATTTTGTATTTAAAATTTCTTTATAATTTTTTATTGAATTAAAAATTGATATTAAACTGATGTTTGTTTCTTTTGCTATATCCCGCATACTCATATCAGAATCACGGTATAGTTTAAATAGCTTTTCATCGTACCAATGCCAATTTTTTATTTCTTCATCTATTAGCAAACAAATATCATTATAAGCATTATGTTCATCTAAATTAGAATCATCAAATAAAGTAAACTGTTCATCTATAGAAACTTTATTTACTTTCATTTTTTTATTATAGTACTGAAAGAATAAACTTTTTAAAGTGAAGAACACATAACCTTTTCTAACATTGCCTGAAGCATCTATAATCTTTGTAGCATCTGCATACTTGTACAAAGCTATGTAAGTTTCTTGAACAATATCTTCAGCGTAGTCATATTCACCAAACGAATTAATTATCTTAATCCATTCATTGTGATGTTGTGCTACCTGTTTAAGCCATTTGTTGTTGTCCATAAGAAATTGAATGATATTACAAATAAAAGCACTTGTATTGTGTGTTCAGTTTCATCTTCAAAATCTTCATCATTATATAATGCTCCAAGCATTACACCTTTAATTGGAGTTATAATAATTTCGCAGTCTACAAACTGAAATACTATTAAACAAATTAAGCAAAAGCAAACAAGAAATAAAATCATAAATTATTGTTTTAAAGTAAATGCAAAATCGAACATTTTTTGTATCAAAGTAAACCTAAAACATTTTCGCGGTTATACGTGCTTCTTTTCGTTCACGTTGTATCGGTTTAATTCTAAAATTTACTGTTATATCTGTTAATGTTTCATCTTTATCTTGTAATCCGTTTATTAAATCTTGTAGCGCAGTATAATCAAATTTAGATTCCAATGCACATAATCGTTCAATTAAACCTAAACTCGTTTGTATGTTTCTAAAATAATGCAGTAGTTCGTTGTTATCACACCAATGTAATTCCATTCGTGCTGCTTCTGTTTTTAGTTCCTGAATTTTGTTTTCTAATTGCATCTTAAAATACTCCTTTTAATACATCGTATAAATTACCTTCTACTTGTGGTAAACCTGCTTTGTTTACTTTAAAGCTAAAACTTTCAAAACTTGTATTTCTACTTCTTTTACACGATACGGTTACTAATTCTTTATTGACTGTGTTTAGTTCTAATTGTATTTGTGTTTCTGCCTTCTTTTCTAATGCTGAACCTAAATGCCCTGTAGGTTTATCAGTTCCAAAGTTTGAGTGAATAACGGTAACTATATGGCAATGCAGTTCTTTTGTCCATTTCATTAACTTCTGCACCACTAAATTAGATTCTTCTATATTGTTTACATCTGAACATAAATCTGCAATACCATCTATAATTACTAAACCTATTTCTTTGCCTTCTAACTTTTCGTATAAACAATATTCTATAAAATCTATTCTACATTTTGCGCTTAATTGCCTTAATGCGTATGTATGGTAGTTTTCTATTTTATTACCTGACATTTCCATAGGTCTTTTAAAAACTAAAGAAGCGTGGAAATTTCCTTGCTCAGTATCAAAATGAATTAAATGTTTACCTTGTCTATTACCTTTTAAATCACCTGATATTCCGTTTATTTCATCGTTTAAATAAACTGCTGAAAGTAAACTAATAAAAAATGTTTTCTTGCTTTTAGGTGGTGCTTGTACAAAGCTAAAGTTTCCATAAGTTCCTACAGGTATAGGATATTCAATTACACCATCTTTTGTTTCAAATTGTTTAGTTCCAAATGAAATAGCAGGTAACGGATATTCTATTTTTTCTAAAGGGTTTATGTAACATTCTTCTTCATACAATTGCATTATTAATCTGTGTGCGTCTTTGTCTTGTGTCATTTGTCTTTTTATATTCCGCAATACCCACTATCACAATCATTAAAATCTTCATCAAATAATTCGTTTTGTACACCGAATTTTAAAATAGATTTATAACTTGCTTGTGAGTTAAAAGTATTACCTGTTCTTTCTTCTTGTTTAATAAACCAATTAAAAGTGTCTAAATCTTTTTTGGCTATGTGTGATAAAAATAATGGATTCCTATTTACACAACCTACACAATTATTTCTGTATGCAAATCTAACATTATTATTTTCCCAATAATTATAAATTGTATCTTTTTGAATATTGTTTTCAATTAAAGGAAAAGTAGCATATCTGTAGGGTATATTTCCATATTTATTATTCTTCTTGGATTTACCTATAACGCATTTAAATAACTCTAAACCGTTTTCATCTGCACGTTTCATTATATTTTCTTTTCTGTTTAATTCGTTTGGTCTTAAACCTAAACGCATCTCTACCGGTAGTTCAGTATTGTTTCTTAAATATTCAAATATTGGTTTTATTTTCATATCAGTTGTACAATAACGTGCCATCATATTTGGTAAATAACCATAGTTTCTATTAATAATACTTTCAAATGTATCACCTGTAACCCAAATTATTTCCCTTCCTATAAATTGTTCTAAATCTAAAATGGTATAAATAATATCATCCATTTCAGCAGTACCAATAAATTCCTTTCCTATTTTATCGGATACTAATTGCCTTGTTTTTTCATCTTTACCTTTCATCCAAAGATTATCTTTATCTTCAATTCTTACTAATGAAAATAATTCTATATCTGCAGGAAAATGTTTAGATAAATAAGCAGATGTTTTACCACCTGAAATACTGTTAACTGTTGTCATCTTTCAAAAATCTTATTATTACAATTATTATAATAAAACATAACGGTATTATATTCATTATTAAATTTTTCATTACTAAAAAAAGGGTAGCTTTTACACTACCCTGTTAAATCTAAAATGGTAAATCATCATTACTTTGGCTTGCGTTAAATTGTTCAGCCATATCACCATTTAATCTTCCTGTAGCTTTTACTTCTTGCTTTATAGCAGTTGTTACTTTACCATCTGTCCAAACTACTTTACCATTTCCAAGATAGTTTTTAGCTTTTTTTGCTTCACGTTCTTCTTGCGTTTGTGAATCAGTAATAGAAACATTTTGTCCCCATTGGTTTGTTTCATCACTAATTGATATTGTGCCATTGTAGTACACAGCGCCATCTTTACCAATTACAAATTTCTCTTTTGGTAGTTTGTCTACCCTTAAACTAAAATTAATTAATGTACTCATATTTATTTATTTATTTGATTTATTGTAATTTAAAATTTTATCTAATTTATATTTATCTTTTTCAATTCCTGTTAATTCAATCATATTACTCCAATATTCTTCATCTCTAATTTTTTTCCAATCTGAAATATCTAAATCTATTGAATTAATAAATAATAATTTTTTCCAATAAGAAGAACATAATTCTTTTTGACCATCAGCATTTGAATATTCTTTTTTAATTTGCTTATCAAATTGTATTATAACTTCATCTATCTTTCTATTCCCGCAAGAAATAAATTCATATTTAAAATCTTTATTATTCTTCCAGTTCATTATAAGGTAAATAATTTTTAATTAAGAATTTTAAAATAGCAGTTCTTGTGGTTTTGAATTTTTTAGCATTTTGTTCTAAAATTTTATAATGTTCCTGTGGTATAGACATAAAAAATTTTTTGTGCTTTTGATTTTCTATTTCGTTTATTAAATCTTTTTCTAATTCTTCATCCATTACTTAATTTTTAAAAGTTCTTCTTTTACTGATTTTGCTAATTTATATTTATTTTCTATGGTTGCAATATTACCACCTTTTTTTAAATATTCAATTGCTTGATTAAATTCAGGTGTATTTTTGTTTAACCACTTTTCTTCTGTTACCGGTTTGCTTTCTTTTCCGTGTGAATTAGTAGCATCAGCATCTTGTGTATCATCAATTAGTAACAAGTTACCTAACGCATACTTTTTACCATAAGATGAAGCAGAACCAAACTGTTGTGGAACTTGCATTCCTTTTTGTTGTAAATCTACACCTACAATTGCAGTAGCTTCTATTTCGTTAATTTCGTTGTTATCGTGAATAGTAGCAGTAGAAACAATAATTGGTGTAGTTTCAAATATTACATTTACTTCTTCACGAATAGTAAAGTAAACACCATACTTTTCATTAAATGGTTTTAAACCTTCTAATATATCTTCAGCACTTCTAAAGTTATATTTACCAAAGCTATTAAACCTGCTTTTGTTTGATTTAAACTCTACCTGTATTTTAGATAGTTTTTCTGCTAAACTTAATTCTGTTTTACTCATTGTTATTTATGTTTATTAATTATTTCTTTAAATTTTTCAATCACTAAATCTAATTCCATTTGTGATAAAGACCATCGTTGTAATGTATGTTCTAATGTTTCCCAACTTTTAGTAATATCTGTGTGATGTATAAACATTTGGCCAAATTCAATTTTTAAATATATTTCTTCACCATACATATTTTTAATTTCATAAGTATCGCTAATACCTATTTCTTTATAATAGTAATCTTTAAAAATATATTTTAATAATATTCTTGTATTAGCCATTAGTTTCTTGTTTTAAATTATAAATCTGTTGTTTAATTATTCTTTTGTAATCTGTTGGGCAATCATCTGCTGCTAACTCGAAGCAGTAAGTTTCTAACTGAGATAATAAATTATTCAATTTGCATACATTTCTTTGTAATGCTTCAATTTGAAATCTTTGGTAGTCTATTAAATCTTTCATTAGCTTCTAAAAATTAATTGTAAAATAAAATACATTGCGCATACAAAGCAGAATGTGTATTGGTACTCACGTTTTTGGAAAAAATCCTTGATAAATTGTTTCATAATTTGTTATTTGTTATTGTTTGATGAAGCAAATGTATATCAAAAAAGTATATACTAATTTTTTTTAACAAAACTTTAACAGGTAGCAAAAAAAAGGGTAGCTTTTAAACTACCCAATTTTCAAAGAAATAACAAAGAACAGACAAATTTAATTTAGTACCGCAAATACATAAATTTTATATTTTACTTTTATAGTATTCTATTTTTTCGAGCAAATCTACATCAGCAAATTTAACTGTTTTTCTCGATTCATTTAATAAAGTTATTGACATTGTTTCACCCAAGTATTTTGAGTATAAGTATTGTTCACCACTTCTCATAACATTACACGCATAGCATTGAACTTGTACGTTATCTTCGTTCCAACGTGTGCTATAATGCCTTCTACTCATAAAATGACCTGCTTGCATTTTTTTCCATTCATCTTGTTTACCACAAGTAACACATTCAGCAATTCCATTTACTGCATACCTTTGCCGTATGTATTGACTGAAAACAGTATCTAACTTTTTAACTAATGAACTTCTACTTACTTTTTTAGCCATAACATATCGTATATTGCATTTTAAACGTTTCTAACGAACTTTCTTTAGTTTTTAGTATACTTATATACCTTGTATAAAAATAGTGTCTTAAATCGCTTAAAATCTTTTATTTTTAATTTTAATAATATATATAATATAACACTAAATATAGTTAAATATATAACTAAAAAATATAATAATATATATAATATAATATAAATATATAAAATAAGCAAAAAAGGAATTTTTATCTTCCTTGACCTGCATATTGCTTTTTATAGTTCTTAGAAGTTTTTAATTTAGAAGTTTTACTTTTAGCGTGAATATTTGGTCTATTAATATCACGTTCAATTTTTACAATAACCGAAGTTTGCTTTGCCATTTGTATGCAGAATAAATTATAATTAGAATTAATAAAATCCACCAATAGTTTAAAATAGATTCTTTTCTATCTATATTTTTAACTTTAGTGTTTTGTTTAGTAGAACTTTTAGCTTCAGTATGCTTTATAACGTGTTTTAAATCGATTTGAGCAACTTTATTTGTATTTTGGTATGTAGTATTGTCTTTAAGTTTTTTAATGCGTAATTTCACGTTAAAATACGTTTTACCATTTACTTTAATTTCTTTGGTAGAATCTAACGGTGTAATAGATATTTCAGTTTCTTCAGTATCAATATTAATATTAGTAGAATCATCTGTAGTTTTAATAGATTTACTACTATCAATTTGAGTTGTAATTACACTTGAATCTTTTTTAATTTCTGTAGTGTTTACTTGTACTTTTCTTGAACCACAAGATAGTAATACTAAACTAACTAAAATATATAAATGCTTCTTCATTTCTTCTTAATGTTAATCCACGTACTACTCTACCACCTGCTTTATTCCAACGTAAAAATTGGTCTTTTATCTTTGGATTCTTTGCATTTTCATTTACCATTTTAAGCAAAGTAGATAACTGAAAAGCTGATACTCCGATGTTGTAACAAAGTGAAACTAAAGAATTAAATTGATTTTGATTTATAGGGTATGTAACTAACTTACTTACTTTATCAGCAAATCTATCAGCTATTTCTTTAAACATTTCAAACGCTTCTGATTCTGTAATTGGTTTGTCTAATAACGTTACTTTTTTACCATTCGAATAGTAAGTATTTCCGTAACCTATCGTGGGAACTTTTGCAGAACACAAATATGGTTTAGCACTAAAACCTTCAAATTTTGTAATTAACCGGTAACCTTCTGAATTTAATTTCATTTAGAAAATGTTTTAAAAAGTAAAGTAACTAATGCAGCAGTAAAAGCAGCTATAACAAATTTAGCTTGTCTAACATAAACTTTCATTTCATTATCGTTATCTTCAAGTTCAGTTACTCTGTTATCAATATCTGA